CTTCCGGGGGGAGCTTGCCGCCGTGCGTAGCCAGAACACGCCACAGCATGTAGGCAGATGTCCGACCCCCGGAGAATGAGATGGATGTCGGGGTGGAAATGTGAAAGGGGTCTGACATGTTGTCCTCAGTTGGTTAGGATGAGATAGCAGGTTATAAACCCTGCGAACCAGGCGAAGCAGACCATCACCCAGTTATAGGGGTTCTCGCGCGTATGGGGGCCATCTAAGGGCGGGTATATGTGCGCCCGTGAGGGATTGGGGGTTGTCTTAACTTTTCCACCTTGTGCCATGTCAATTCTCCAGGTTAAGGTTGGACACGCGAAAGCATTTACCGTCTGATAAACGCTCCACGTCAACGGTATACCGTCCATGCACAGCAAGTACTTTGCAGCGGGTAGGTTTTCCGTACAACTCAATAAAAATTATTTGATGGGGCTTCATGGTTACTATCCTTTCAATGGTTGATAAATTATTGAACTTCAGGCCGGATGTTGTTCAGCACTGCAAACATATCTGCATAGCAGTCATTGTTCCAGTGCATTGCTTGTTCGTAGATTTCGGGATATGCAGATTGCAGGTAATGTTGTGCAGCTTCAAGTACTGCACCAACATCAGCATCGACAGACCATGTCTTGCACAGGTCAAGTTGGTCAAGCAATTCGATACGGTCTGAGTAGACCACCACCTGCACGATACCGTCACCGTCTGCACAGTAAGTGATGACCCAATCATCGTGTGCATCACCTTGCATGACGCACCATGTTATCTGTGATGATTTGAAGGTTTTGTTTTGCATAGCTACTAGCTCCTGGTAAATGCTGCCTGACGTTAGACAGTGATTGTATTATACATATATAACGTGAGTCTGTGCGATTGTGTCTACACAAATATTTCTATCGTTAACCAGGTCTTGATAGCCGAAACCTATGGCGGTAGGTATTGTCTATATAGTCTATATTCTATACTGTAAATCTAAATCTATGTGTGTGTGAATATATATGTCTTAGTCTGACTATGGGTTGAAACGAATAGGGGTGTGACTATCACCCCCCGCCCTAGACGTTATGCAAATTTTGCATAGATACATCATGCACCATACTTGGGCATGGTCACCAGTCAAGAATCATCACGCTAGACAGAGTACGGAGGACACTTGAGATGGGTTTGGAGGGGCTATAGGGCGTGCCCCCAACCCATCCCCCCCCATAAAAATTTTCATATTTCTGGTACGCTTACGTAGACAATGCAGTTGTCACTTTGACCAGCCTATTGCGCTGGTCTTTTTTTGCTTGTAATATAGAGTTATTAGTAGAGGGGTAGAGATGTCTATACAAGAGATTGGGTTAGAGCGTGGTATTCAAATGCCACATGCGAGGGTGGTATATGCGTATCCTTACGAGGAGATGGATGTGGGGGATTCTTTTGTTGTGCCTGTGTCTGCCCGTGCGAAGGTGTTGAATGCCAACTACAGGGCTGGCAAGAGGTTGGGCTTGAGGTTTATGGCAAAGACAGAGGGTGACGTTATACGGGTGTGGAGAACGGCGTAGATGATGAATAACTGGTTATGGGCAGATGAGGATGAGTTGCGCTTGTGGTGCGTGACTCTGAGCCATTTGCTACGCCAGTACGAGATGAATACGGTGAATGTTGTAAATGAGGCTATGGACTATGGGTACAGAAAAGGATACGCAGACGCAGTTATACGAATCTCGGTTACGTCTGAAGAGGGAAATGCAGAAAGCTTTGTCCTGCATTAGTCCGAAAGCAAAGAGACTCTTGGTGGCAGAGTGGGAAGACAAGTACTCAGCCATCTTCTACCGTGAGTTGATTAACTGTGCCCGTAGTCGGGATGTGTCAGAGACGATTGCAAACTGGGAAGTAGGAGAGATGAAATGACTACAGACAATCAATCTAAAGTTGTTGGCCTACGTCACGTTGAGAATGTTCCTGTTGGCAAGCCTTATGTTGTTGCTTGGTTTGATGAAGACGGCACGATGTATTGGAATGCTAAAGAGGTTAACAACTACCAGCTCTCATACCTTGGCACAAGGCTGTGTGTAGAAGCCGTCAATTGGGGCAAAGATGACCTCTGATTTTTTTGTTGGCATCGTCATAGGTTTGCTTGTTGGCGCAGGCATCAATTTCCTTGTAGGCCTTTACTTGGCTTGGAAATCAAGATGAACTTTGACCTGAAGCAGTTTTACAAGTTTTGCTCCGAACTCAAGATTGAGACAAAGGAGGAGGGCTTAAAGAAGATGGGTAATCTTCTGGGTACGCAGACGTATGTGATGAATGAGATTAAGAAGGGGCTGGACGAGGATGTCCACTTCTTTGTCATCTTAAAGGGGAGGCAACTTGGCATTACCACTATCTCGCTGGCCCTGGACTTGTACTGGCAGTTTACGCACCCTGGATGGCAGGGAACGCTGGTGGCAGATACAGAGGAAAACCGGGATATGTTCCGGAGTACTCTTGCGATGTACATGGAAGGACTACCTAAAGAGTTCAAGATTCCTCTGGTTGCCCACAACAGAAACCAGATGGTTCTCAAAAACAGAAGCAGACTCTTTTATCAGATCGCTGGTAATAAGTCTCGTCTGGGGCAGGGTAAAGCTATCACTTACCTACACAGCACGGAAACAGCCTCCTACGGCAACGAAGAGGGCATAGCCTCCTTGATTGCCTCTCTAGCCGAGAAGAACCCCGAGCGCCTGTATATGTTCGAGAGTACAGCCCAGGGCTTTAACATCTTTCACGACATGTACAAGACCGCGAAAGCAGCCCGCACTCAGCGGGCAATCTTCTGCGGCTGGTGGCGTAACGAGTACTACAGCGTAGACGCAGACACCAACATCTACAAAGTCTACTGGGATGGCAAGCTCACTGGGGAAGAGAAGGAGTGGGTCAAAGACATCAAGAAACTCTATGGGTTTGAAATCAACTCTCGCCAGATGGCTTGGTGGCGCTGGAAGATGCACGAGGGTATTAAAGACGAATCCCTGATGTACCAAGAGTTCCCGCCTACAGAGGACTATGCCTTTGTGATGACCGGCACATCCTTCTTCTCTAACAGCCGCTGTACAGACGCCGCTAAACTCGCCAAGAAAGAAGACCCTGACCACTACCGCTACGTCTTTGGGCAGCTCTTCCAAGACACAGAAGTCATCAAGTCCACAGAGCGTTTGGGAACCCTCAAGATTTGGGAAGAACCCGTAGACACCGCCTACTACGTCATCGGCGCAGACCCTGCTTACGGATCAAGCGACTGGGCAGACCGCTTCTGCATACAAGTGTTCCGTGCCTACGCAGACCGCTTAGATCAAGTAGCCGAGTTCGCTACCAGTGAGATGAACACCTACCAGTTTGCGTGGGTTATTGCTCACTTGGCTGGCGCTTACAAGAACTCTACTCTGAACTTGGAAGTGAATGGCCCGGGGCAAGCCGTCATCAACGAGATACGCAACTTGAAACGCTTGGCAACCGCTATGGGCGGGGCAACAGGCGTAGGACTCATGGACGTTCTGGGTAGCATGACCAACTACATCTGGCGGCGTAACGACACGCTAGGGGGCCTGTCTAACAGCATCGGGTATCTGACCACCTCCAACAGCAAAGAGAGAATGCTGCAATATATGAAAGATTACTTTGAGCGTGGGATGATGGGCATCAAGAGCATGGACACCCTAGAAGAGATGAAAGGTGTGGTGCGGGAAGACGGCTTTATCGGCGCTCCTGGTCGCGGCAAGGACGATAGGGTCATCGCCTCTGCCCTCGCCGCCGTAGCCTACGCAGAACAAGTACAGCCTCGATTGATTGCCCAAAAGATTACCTACAACGTCAGCAAGGCACAGGAGAACTTCACTCCCGAGCAGCTTGGGGTCGGGCGTAACGTCAGTGATTATCTTAAAAGGATTGGAATGTATGGAGCTTGAAATACTTGTTGACGCCCCAAATGGGGAAGGTGACCGGGAAAAAATCTACAAGATGTTTCAAGAACAAGGCTACTGTGTACGCAGCCTGACACTAAAAGAATTTCAGCAAAGTAAAAAATACTATTTTCAAGTCATGGTGGAACAAAGTGACTCCTTTAAGCAAGACTGAACTCAAACGTCAGATCAAAAAGTTCCTGCACGACAAGGATAGAGGCATCTCTGTCGCCTTGTTTGCAGAGCTTTCTGGGGTTTCTAAGACCATGCTGATGGATGTTTTCTACTACGAGAAGGAGCCACTATCAGAGATGGTTCAGCGCAGGGTTAACAAAGCCTACATGCAGTGGAAAGCAGGCTCAGTCAAGATAATGAAGCGGCAAGACAATACCCGCTATGTGGACTACAGACGCACTCCAGAACCCCCTATCATGCACGGTATGGGGCTAAAAGTAACGTCAGAAGGCATCAAACTGCGTGTTGGCATGGTCAACCGGCACGATTACAGCGAAATCGACCTAAACGAAGCACTAAGAGGGTAACTATGGCTATTTTGAGAGACTATTACTGCGAATCACACGGAATCTTTGAGGCATGGGAGCCTAATTGCCCCATGAAGCATTGCAGCGCCCCAATTTCCATCATTCACCTCAAACCTGTGGGCATGAAGTCCGACAAAACCAAAAAAACGGACAAAACAGTCAAGCAACTAGCCATTGATTACGATATGACCGACATCAAGACCACCAGAGAGGGTGAATATCAAACAGGCTACATGAAACGCAACAATCAGCTTACTGACAAGCAGTTTGCTGAAGCAACAGAGGCTATGGAAGCCCAAAACAAACAATCACGACCCGGAGACGCCGCTATCTGGGGCGGCGGCGGCAATATCAACATGAAATCCGTTATGGGTGGACAATTTAAGTCTGTTAATGGAGAATCTGTTGGAATTAACCCCAAGTCAGCAGGTAATTTGACAGGGCCAGCGCCAGCCAGTTACATCCCTGACCACGAAAACTTACAGGTAAGCAAGCCATGAGAATCCCGTCCAACTCTCAAGACCGTGAAGAATTTTATCTTGACCTGATACAAAAGTGTTTGGTGTCTCGTGAAGAACGTAAAGTTGATTACGGCTCCCTGAGAAGTTGGTATTTGTTTGGCAACGGGCCGGATGAAGCTCCGGCTCTGTACAACAAAATCTTTCCTCACATTGACCAGCTCACCTCGTTCCTCTACTCCGCAGAGACAACCCGTTTCAGCATTCAGCTAGGCGCGGCTGTTCCCGACCAGGAGAACATGAAAGTTCCCACGCTGACTCGTGCGCTCAATGATGAATGGCTCAACTCCAACGCTGACCAGGTTTTCTCGGCAGCAACCACTTGGGCGCTGTGCTACAACTCCTGCTTTGTTAAGCTCGTCATCAACAACGGTCTGCATCCTTACCTTGTTGAGCCTTCTTGCATAGGCGTACTGCGTGAAGATACGCCGTATATGGACAGGCAAGAAGCGATAGTCCATACCTATTACATCACCAAGTCTGAATTGCTTGCTCGTCTGTATTCACACCCCAAGCGTGAAGAGATTGTCCGGCGTGTTGGCTCTATGCCTCACGAACGCACAGACATTGCCAACGGTATTGAGCGCATCATCCTTTCGCAGTCCAACCCCACCATGTACGGTAACGTCAACCTTGATTTGGCTGGCGGCAACCGCTACAAAGCAACGGTGGCAGAAGACACTGTAGAGATGACAGAACTGTGGGTCTGGAACGATGACATTCAAGACTATCAGGTCGTAACAAAAGCAGACCCTGACGTCATCATTTATGACCGCCCAGGTGAGTCTGTGTTCATCAAAGGTGAACTGCCTTTTGTGCAAATTGCCCCTAACCCGCTGTATGACTACTTCTGGGGCGGCTCTGAAGTTCAGCGTCTGGTCTACCTCCAGCAACTGCGTAACAAACGCATGGCTGAGATTCTCGATCTGCTGAGCAAACAAGTCTCTCCCCCTACAGCACTCATCGGCTTTACTGGCATTCTGGACGAGAAGAACTTTGCGCTTAACCGTGCTGGTGGTTTGCTTGCCACTGACATGCCTAACGCAAAAGTTGAGAAGATTGCACCGCAAATTCCTCCTGATTTATTCAAAGAAATCGGGGAAATTGATGCCATGTTTGAAGAGGCATCTGGCATTGTTTCTGTGTTGCAGGGCAAGGGCGAGTCAGGTGTTCGCTCCTCTGGTCACGCTTCTCAGCTTGCCCGCTTGGGTTCATCACGTGCAAAGAAACGTGCGCTGGTTATCGAGGACAGCCTAGAAAAGTTGGCTACGCTGTACCTGAAAGCCATGCAACTCTACGACAACACGCACTTCACAGATGTGAACGGGCACAAGTTCATTCCTGAGCAATTCACTAAAGACTTTGTAGTGAAGGTGGATGCCCACTCTAACTCGCCCATCTTTATGGAAGACTTACGCCAGCTTGCATTCAATTTATTCAAAGCCCAGGTCATCGACAAAGAATCACTACTTGACTTGCTTGAGCCTCCAATGAAACAATTGCTCAAAGACCGTTTGAAAAAGATGGAAGAAAAGCAAGCAAAACAGCAAGAGCAGCAGGCAGAGCAAAAGCAAGCGGCTCCTAAACCAGAAGGTAAACCTGAACTGAAAAAGGTGGGATGATGGCAACAGTTAAAAACGCAACCCCCAAGGCTGACCAGCCCAAAGTCACGACAAAAGAATTATCTCGTGGTGAGCAATCACCTAGCTTGACATATCGCACGCAAGGGATTAAAACCTCAAGTGGGCGCAGTCAAAGGGATTACGCTCGCAAATAACTTCGGAGTTCATTATGTACAAAGCACACAAGCGCGGTCGCAAGACTCGCCGGTAATTCCCCCCAGGAATCGGGTGTGGCTTCCTTCCCGTCAAATAGGTCGCCGCCTCTAACTATGGAGAAGACTATGCGTAAAGCACGTAAAGGTCGTAAGAGCCGCAAGTAATTAACGGGGGGTAACCCTCGTTAATTGCGGTTTGACCGTTAAAATTCTTTGGAGGGCTGAATTAAAATGCCCTTCGCCTGTTGACAAGCTGTTTGTAAGTGGTTACAAACGCACCAAAGGAGTTTTTATGGCTGTCCCGCAAGACAAACTGATGGAATTGATGCGTAACCCCCGATCTGCGGGTATGGGCGCTCCATCCGGTATTTCTATGCCTAGCAACACTCCCGGAGGCATTCCTGGCGCAATGTCAGACTCCGAAACTCCTCCGATGGCATCCCCCATGTCCACACCAGAACCCAAAATGGGCAGCAAAGAAGCTGCCATGATTAACTTGGGTATGGCAATGGACTTGATCGAACAATCTCTGCCTGCTCTTGGCTCTGAAAGCGAAGAGGGACAGAAAGCTCTAGCCGCCATACGCTCACTGACCGGCGTTATGGGGCCACGCAAGAACAAAACAAACGAACTTCAGCAATCTGAAATTCTCCAGATGCTCCAGACCCTTCCTCAAGCCGGTGGTGCATCCCCTGAGGGCAGGGCGATTTCACAAGCACCGATTCCTGGTATGCCTCCGCAAGGCGGCGCACCAACTCCTCCCCCTATGTAAGGAACTATCATGGACTTGTTCAAACCTCGCGGCGCAGCCGCACCTCGCCGCCCCACTGACAACAATCAGCAACACGGCGTTATTACCAACACCCCACGTTTCTCCCAACTCGGTGGCTTAAACGCCCCTAACAAAGTTGGCAAAACTGGCATGGCTGTTCAAAAGCCTGGTGACGGCAAAAAAGTCATCTAATTCGACAACAGAGGGTAATTTATGTCACTTGAAAACGTCTCCTTAGAAGCCCGTGATGAGCTTGCAGCTTTGGCTCAGCAACTTGCGGAAAATCCAGCAACTCGTAAGCAGTTTTTGCGTATGACCAAACAGGTCAAACCAGACCTGCCTATCCCCGAGCTTGACATGGAAGACTTCACACACAAGGCTGTATCTCAGTCTGAACAGCGTGTGCAAGCCTTAGAAGCCAAACTGCGGGAACGTGATGCTGTTGAGGAGCTTCAAAAGCGCCGTCAATCCTTGATGAAAAAAGGTTTGATTGCCAACGAAGACGAAATCAAGGACGTAGAAAAAGTTATGCTGGAGCGTGGTATCACCAATCACGAAACAGCAGCAGAGTTTCACCAGTGGATGAAACAGGCAGCAGAACCTACCCCTTCCGGATACAACCCCTCCGCAGTCAAGCAGTTCGACTTGGGCAAGTATTGGAAGAATCCGGTAAACGCTGCCCGTGATGAAGCGGCGAATGCACTCAGGGACTTGCGTAAACCGCAACGTCCTATTGGGTTGTAAGAGGGTATTGGCGAGAATGAAAATTCTCTTTTCTACACGTTCGTAAGGAGGCCTTATGGCTATTGGCGGCGGCATCCTACCAGCTACAGGGTCGAATCAGTTTACTGAACTGACTTATGTAACGCGTAGAGCCTTTATTCCCAAGCTGGTTGTCCAGCTTTATAACTCGACACCTTTGTTGGCAGCACTGATTAGCAATAGTCAGCAAGCTAGTGGCGGTGTTTCTTCCATCACCGTGCCTGTGCAGGGCGCTCAATTTGTAAACGCTCAGTGGTCTGAC